TACCCCGATGGGGCAACCATCAATTACGACCACGTAAAGAAAGAGCTGGTGGCCAGCTTCCCGGGCACTGTGAACATCAACGTAACCGGAGACGCAACCATCAACATCGGTGGAGACGCAACCACGGCCGTAGGCGGCGTGTGCAAGGTGAATGCAGAGATGATCCACCACAACGATGGCAACCCGGTGGTTACCACGGCTCACGTTTGCCACTTCACCGGCAACCCTCACGGTCACGGGTCATCCACCGTCACAGCTGGAGAGTGATATGGCGCTGAGCAAGTCGCAATTGAAGGCACGGATCGTGTCTGAGATGGAGTCCCAGGGCGCAACGAGTACAGGCCAGTACAGCTGGGTGGAGAAAATGGCAGAGGCTATATCAAATGCTGTTGTGGATGAAATCCAGCAAAACGCTCAAGTTCCGGTAACCGGCGGATCCAGCGCCGGCACCTATCAGGTGCAATGATGGGCATGAGCGCAAAGACCGGCCGAAACCTACCGGGCCCAGATCATCTCCGGCAGAGCGTGGCAGACATTTTGACCACCCCGGTGGGCTCACGCGTAATGCGTCGTGATTATGGGTCGCTCATTCCGGAGCTGATAGACCAGCCGCTTACCCAAGCCAACGTTTTGCGGCTGTACGCAGCCACAGCCATAGCCCTGGCGAACTGGGAACCCCGAATTGCCCTCACCGAAGTGAGATTTCAGGCCGGCAAGGACGGCCGAGCCACCATAGAGGTGCAAGGCATCTCCATGCAGGGACAGTCTGAACAAATAGGAGTGGCGCTATGACAACCGCTATTGATTTATCGCTGCTGCCTATCCCGGAAGTGCTGGAGGAAATCGATTACGAGGCACTGCTGAAGCAGAGAAAAGACGCCCTGCTGGCACTATTTTCCGATGACAGGCGCGCCGAGATCGAAGAAACCCTGGCGCTGGAGTCCGAGCCCCTGGTGAAGCAGCTGCAGGAAAACGCCTACCGGGAAATGCTTCTTCGGCAGCGCATCAACGTTGCAGCCAAGTCCGTAATGCTGGCCTACGCCACCGGCGCAGATCTTGACCACATTGGCGCCAATTACGGCGTAGAGCGCCTGACCATCTCCGAGGGTGATTCTTCAGCAAACCCGCCTGTCCCGCCGGTGATGGAAAGCGACGGCGAATTCCGCCGCCGGATCCAGCTATCTCCCGAGGGCTATACCACAGCAGGAAGCCGTCAGAGCTACATTTTTCACGCACTCTCTGCAGATGCAGATGTACTGGATTCAGACGCTGTGATGTCTGCCCCGGGCTCAGTAACAGTCTATGTCCTGTCAAGAACGGGTGACGGAACAGCTCCCGCCCAAACACTGGCTGCAGTCGAAACGGCCATCAATGCAGAAATGGTTCGCCCGATGACAGACCAGGTTACGGTCCAGTCTGCGCTCATCGTGAGCTACGCCATCGAAGCGGAGCTCACTGTCTACCCAGGCCCGGATGCTGCCGTAGTGCAAGAAGCAGCGGAAAAGGCCACGGCCAGCTTTATTGCCGCCCAGCACGCAATGTCACGAGATGTAAACCTGTCCGGAATTTACGCAGCCTTGCACCAGCCTGGCGTGCAAAACGTGAACCTGATCAGCCCGGCGGCAAACATGGAAATTGGCGATGGTGAGGCCAGCTACTGTACCGGCGTCACTATAACCCTGGCGGAAGAGACCGATGTCTGAGTTGCTACCCCCTAACTCCAGCGACATAGAGCGTGCCGCAGCTGCCGTGGGCGCAGCCGCGACCGATCTCCCGGTGATTTTGCGGGAACTTTGGAGCCCTGAAGGGTGCCCCGCCCGCCTTCTGCCTTGGCTGGCCTGGGCATGGTCTGTAGACGAGTGGGATGATTCCTGGTCTGACCGCCAAAAGCGCAACGCGATTGCGGCATCCCTGAGCGTGCAGAAGCATAAAGGCACCATTGGTGCAGTGAGTTCCGCGCTGGGGGCTATCGGCTTTCGCTCACGAGTCCAAGAATGGTTCCGCCAAACCCCTGCCGGGGACCCTTACACCTTTCGGATTTACGTCGATGTAGATCAGGACCCAGTTAGCCAGTCTGGCATTCTGAAGGTTCTGGACATCGTGGAGCGCAACAAATCCCTGCGCTCAGCCCTGGAAACGGTGATCCAGGAAATTACCAGCCGGTCCACTGCCACCATTGCAGCCGCGACGGTCACCGGCACCGACTCAGACCTGATTTACTCAGCCCCGGAATACAGCGACGGGTCCATGGCCTGGGACCTGATGACAGACGCAGCATATAACGGCGAGACAAACACCATCGAAGGCATCGACAGACTGCACTCGCTGGTGCACGAAACGCTGCCAACTACCGGTTACTGGTGACCCCCATGGCACTGAAAGACAAAGTACTGACATTCGAGCAAGACGTTGAAATCACTCACGGCCTGGTGCACGGCCCGGATAATGCCACCGTGGAAACTGAAGGCGGCGAACTGCGCACCTTCGCCAAACTCCAGAAAGACCTGGAGACAGACCTAAATTCTGCCGCGGCCATCACCGAGACCGGCCAAAACCGGCAAGCCGCGGAAAGCGCCCTTTCTGAGACTTTGGCCGCCAAGGCAGAAACGGAACTGGCCCGGGATGCAGCCCAGCTATCCGCCGGGATATGGACAACCATCTCAGCCGGCATCCAGGGGACCAGCAGCGGCGAGTACTTCAGCGTGCCCAGTAACGACAACGCCGAATACCTGGTGCTGTTCTTCAACAATGCGGGCACCGCTGAAGAGGTAGAAGCCTATCCGAGTGCTGCAGCGCTGGAGGCTGCACACCAAACCATCGCAGACGCACAGTCCGCCCAGGTGCAAATGGCCACGCAACTGGTGCGCACCCAGGCAATGATTGCTGAGCACCATGCCTTCACGTAAAGGAGCGCCTTATGAGTCTTGAAATACAGGTGGCGGAACTCACCACCGAAACCACGAACCTACTGGAGGCCGTGAACGTAAAGAAGCAGGCCCTGGATGATTCCGTTGAATCAGCCAGCAGCTCTGCATCAAGCGCCAGCAGCTCATCTGCCAGCGCCAGCAGCTCCGCCACCACCGCACAGAATGCCGAAGGACAAACCCTGATCTACCGGGATGAGGCAAAGCAGCACCGGGACAATGCCGCTGCCGTGGTAACCGGCGGTACCGGAGCACTGGAACCAGAACCCGGGAAAATACCGCTGGCAGACAGCGAGGGAAAGGTAGACCACCGCTGGCTTGGAGGTGAGTACATTGCGCACCTGCTTGGCGCTGTGTCCCAAGCAATTGACCTTGCTGGATCCGCAAGCCGGGAGGTTCTGCCGAGCCAAACGGTTGAACAGATCATCCAAGGCCTCGCACTGGCTACAGATATCGCATCGCAAGCAGCCAGGGCCGTAGGCGGCGGAGAAGTGCTGTTGCGCGCAGGATCTGCCGATAATCCCGCTCTGTCACGGCCGACGGATAGAGATACCGGCCTTTTCTTCCCGGGCGCTGATGCCATTGCCGCGGCGGTAGCCGGCATCGAAGCGTTACGCATAGATCCGGCCGGTCGGGTAGGCATTGGCACCAGCGCGCCATCCAGCTTGATGGACATCAACGACGAGAAGATTCGCGTGCGCCAGCCAAAAACCCCCGCTTCGGCGACGGACTCCGGAAACGCCGGCGATATCGCCTGGGATACCGATTACATCTACGTATGCACTGCCGCGAACACCTGGAAGCGCGCAGCACTGACAACTTGGTAAGGAGATAGCCATGCCGAACTACAAAGAACAGACCGTCACCGGTGAAAGCTGGCAGCGCTGCCAGCAGGTAGTCGTTGAAAACCACCGCAGCGCGGCGCCGTCCGTGCGTTTCGACGAAGAAAAAGTAGTCGCCCTGGCCGGCGGCGAAGAGTCCCGAAAGCCCATGGGTTCGCTGGTTATGCCTTACGACCCGCAATCCGCTATCGAAATGCGAGACCCAACAACCGGAGAGCTGACCGGCGAAACAGTCACTCAGGGCGCCGTTTACGAAATCATGTACAGCGCCTATATGCAGGCAGCACTGGCCAGAGACGAGGCCGCGCAATCAACTGAAGAGCCGCTTCCAGGAGGTAGCGAATAATGCCAATCACGATCAACGTTCCCGATCAACTGCGCCGCAGTGTTGAAGCTGCCTCTGCAGGCAAGCTGACCGTGCTGTACACAGCGAAAAGCCAACCGTGCTACATGCATGTCGTGCCGAAATTCACGCTTGAGAGCATCGACGCTTCCCTGGGCGCCGGAACCCACCCCGCTTTCATCGTCGATGGCGTAGAAAAGTCAGAGATGTTCATTGGGCAGCACCTGGGGCACAGGCTGAACGATGAAATGGTTTCCATCCCTGGCGTAGACCCGATCAACAGCCTTAACCACGATGAAGCGGTGAGCCTTGCCCGCGCCAACGGCAACGGCTGGCACGTAACCACTAACGCAGAATATGCAGCGCTGCAGCTTTGGTGCTGGAAAAACGGCTTTCAGCCCAGGGGCAACAACAACTACGGCCGAGACTACGCCGAGACCGACGAAACCGGCGTTCGACAGGATGGCGGAGTGCCAGGCAACGCAAGCGGTACAGCACGAACGCTCACCGGCTCAGGACCGGCAAGCTGGCGCCACGACAACACCCCCTTCGGAATCGCGGACCTGAACGGAAACACCTGGGAGTGGTCCCCGGGCATGCGTATTGTGGATGGCGAAATTCAGATCATTCCGGACAACAACGCAGCTCAGTCGACGGTAG